TGTTGATATCTCTAACCAAGTATCCAATATCCAAATTAAGGGCGGCTACAACCTGCTCCAAGACCAGTTTGAGGCAGGCACGGCTAATATCCGTATCCTTGATCCGAATGGTAACTGGAACCCCCAGAATACAGCGTCTCCGTATTTTGGCAGGCTTCTTCCTTTACGCAAGATTCGCGTAGCTGCGCCTTATGGCGGCGTCACCCATTACTTATTCTCTGGCTATGTAACTGCCTATAACTACACCTATCCAAAAGACCAAAACATTGGTTATGTGGACATTGTGGCAGTTGACGGTTTCCGTCTTTTTAACCTAGCCAACGTCACCAGCATTACCGGAGCAACGGCAGGGCAGGATTCTGGAACTCGGGTCAACAAGATACTTGACCAAATCCAATGGCCAAACGGTATGAGAGAGGTTGCAACTGGCGGTACGGAAACTACCCTACAAGCCGACCCCGGAACTTCTAGAACAGCCTTACAAGCCCTTAAAATGGCAGAATTCAGCGAACAGGGTGCGTTCTATATGGATGGGGAAGGCGATGCCGTTTTTAAGTCCCGTGCCTACCTCAATGGCAAGTCTGGTCAAAACCCTACAACCTTTGCCAACGACGGAACTGGAATTCCTTACAAAAACATCGTCTTTGCTTTTGATGACAAGCTGATTATTAACCAAGCCAATATCACTAACGTTGGTGGATCCATGCAATCGGTCAGCAACACTAATTCCATCACGACCTATTTCCCTCATTCTTTTAGCACAACTCAAGTCCTTACCCAGACTGACGCTGATGCCCTAAACATCGCCCGCAACTATGTGGCAACCCGAGCGTTCACCACTATCCGTATTGACGCCATGGTTCTCGACCTTTCGGTGCTTGACGCGGCTGGAATCCAAGCAGCTCTCAGCCTTGACTATTTTGATACAACCAAGATAACCAACGTAGGACAGACCACCACGACTGGTGGGGAATCAACCATTACCAAAACTTTGCAAATTGTGGGTATGGCTTACGACATTACCCCTAACACTTTCTATACCACCTATACAACATCAGAGCCCATCGTGGGTTCTTTTATCATCGGCTCGGACATATACGGTATTATTGGCGATACTAATAGTGTTCTGGCTTACTAAGGAGCAATAATGGCAACAGGATTTCCAGCAGCAACGGGAGACGTCGTATCCGCAAACATGTGGAACGGCTTAGTGTCGTTTTCCGTCAGCGCAGACCAAACATCGGATTATACGCTAGTCCTAAATGATTCCTATCAGGTGCTAATTCCTATGAACAAAGCAACTGCCATCGCTCTTAAAATTCCTACCAACGCCACAGCTGCTATTCCTGTTGGATCAGTTATTACAGTCCTTAATAAAGGAGCCGGAACATGCACAATATCAGCCGTGACTTCGGGTACGACTACGGTCCTCTCTGCCGGTGCTACAGCTGCTCAACCAACGTTAGGTCAATACAAGTCGGTTGCACTTATCAAGACTGCAACTGATACTTGGTATGTGGTGGGCGCGTGCGCATAATGATTGCTAATACGATAGCGGGAATACTTTCGCCTAAATTTATCCCTGTATTGTCATCCGTTAATTATCTTGTAGTTGGCGGTGGCGGTGGAGGAGGTAACAACGGCGGTGGCGGTGGCGGTGCTGGTAATTATCTGACAAGTACACTTTCAATCGGAACGTCTTTTACTGTAACTGTGGGTGCTGGCGGTGCTGGTCGTACTGATTCTGGCGGTGGATATGGAAATGGATCAACTGGTGCTAGTTCAGTATTTAGTTCGGTTACTTCTGTCGGTGGTGCAGGTGGTTTGAACGTTTATTCAAGTTCTACGGGTGGTGCATCTGGCAGCGGTAATGCTGGTGGTGCTGGTAGCGTGTTACTCACATATTCAGCTGGCGGCGGTGGCGGTGGTTCATCAGCAGTTGGTAACGTTGGAGCGATTGCGACAGCAGGTACAGGCGGTGCAGGCACATCATCTTCCATAACAGGTTCATCTGTAACAAGTGCTGGCGGCGGTGGCGGTGCTGGTGATGCTCGCGGTCCTTCATACGGCGGTGCTGGCGCAGCTGGTGGTGGAACTGGTGGTGGTGCTAACTCAGTTAACGCAACTAATGGAACTGCTAACTCAGGTTCAGGCGGCGGCGGTGGCCAATATTACGGATCAAGTTCATATTCATCCGGTAATGGTGGTTCTGGTGTAGTCGTCCTGTCTTACGCAAGCACTTATGCAGACCTATCTTCCATCGGTGGTGGATTGACATACACCAAGACAACATCCGGCGGAAATACTATTTACACTTTCACAGCTGGAACAGGAACGGTGACTGTCTAATGGCTCATTATGCGTTTCTTGATGAAAATAACATTGTCACAGAAGTCATTACTGGTAAAGATGAAACAGAAGTTATTGATGGCTTAACTCCAGAACAATGGTATTCGGCTTATCGGGACCAAGTCTGCATCCGTACTTCTTATTCTGGAAGTATAAGAGGCAATTACGCAGGAATAGGATATTCATTCTTTCCTAATGAAGATATTTTTATGCCTCCAAAATGTCATAGCGAAGCAACCCTAAACGTTAAAGAAGCCAAATGGGATTGTCCAAACAAGGATCATGATGTCGCTATTGATTGATGCCGTTGTTGCCCAAGCCCAAGGCAACATTGGATATCAAGAAGGCCCAGGAAACGACAATAAGTTTGCAGCGACAGCCAAGCATCCAAATCACCAACCATGGTGCGCTACCTTCATCGTGGCTTGTTTCGCTAAAGCTGGCGCTTTGGCGGCTGTCAAAAGTACCTCCAGCTGCATTGACCTACTCAAGTGGGGTAAGACTAAGAAAGCCATTGTAGAACTCAAGGATGCAAAGCGAGGCGACTTGATTCTCATGGACTTTACCGGATCTAAAATCCCTCAGCATGTAGGAATAGCAAGTAAAGATTTTAACCCGCAGTTAAAGAACATCGAAACCATCGAAGGCAATACCAGCGATTCTGGTAGTCAAGCCAATGGGGACGGGGTGTACCGAAAGGTACGTCCGGCTCAATTTGTCTTAGCCGTCGTCCGACCACAATGGAGTAACTAATGGCATCATCAGCCCAAGCAACCGTCACCACAACTGCAGCCGTCGTCGTGCCTGCGAGTCCTTTCGACCAAACCGTTCTCTTGCATAGCGGGTCCGGAATTGTTTACGTTGGCGATGCCAGCGTGACTTCATCCAACGGATATCGTTTAGATAACGGAGACAAGATTGTTCTTCCCGTGGGAGACCATGAAGCTCTCTACGCCGTGACTTCATCCGGCACAGCAGTACTTTATATTTACATCAACGTTAACTAGGAGAACCATGAAAACCGCTTTATTTGCTTTGGCTGGCCTTTGCTGCATCCCTGCTCTTCGCGCTGCCATTAAGTCCTACCGAGCTCATAAATCTACTGGAGACATTATCGTCGATGCAGTAGAAGCTGCTATTGACGAAGTAGATCATAAAAAGTGAGTTGGGTTAGTGCTGCTTCTATCGCAGTAGGAATCGCTACTGTCTTAGGTGGCATTACCGCCATGGTTCAGTTTCTTATCAAACACTATCTATCTGAACTCAAGCCTAACGGCGGAAGTTCAGTTAAAGACCAATTAAATCGACTTGAGACACGGGTTGACAGAATCTTCGAGTTATTATCTGAGAGGTAGAATTTAATCATGGCGAGAACACGCAAGAAGGTAGAAGACGACCTTTACACTCCGTTGGAGAATTACTGCGTGGCTTTACATGAGTTCTACAAAGCCTTGCGCAAGGCGGGTTTTGCTGCAGATATGGCCATGGGTTTGATTATGGACAAAGAAAAGGGCGCGTATCCGGACTGGCTTTTGCCAGCGATGCCGGACTTTAATCCAAAGAATCCTGACCATACAGATTGGGAGGATGACGATTAAGCGCATCGCTTTCGTTTCAGACCTACAAGCACCGTTTTACAATGAAGCAGCCGTCAAATCCGTCGGCAAGTTTTTGCAGAAGTTTAAGCCCCACCAAACTATCTGCATAGGAGATGAGATAGACCTCCCTCAACTGGGAGGTTTTGCTCATTCATGGCAAGAAGTGGAAGGCAACATAGATGAGGACAGGAAACTCACTCTTGACATTCTGGAATATCTTGGTGTCACGGACGTCCTTGGATCTAACCACGGAGCGCGAGTCTATAAAAGCCTTAGCAAGCGACTCCCTGCGTTCCTCAACCTTCCCGAGCTTCGCTACGACAAGTTCATGGGATATGACAAGGCTGGCATTAAATACCATCCCCGTGGATTCGAGTTCGCTCCGGGCTGGATATGCCAGCATGGAGATGATTTCCCACTTAGTTCCACACCCGGACAAACAGCCTTAAACGGGGCTAAGAGGCTAGGAAAGAGCGTGGTCTGTGGACATACTCACCGACTAGGCATGACAGCCTCTACAGAGGCGTTTAACGGCCGTTTAGGGCGTACTGTATGGGGCGTTGAGGTCGGCAATCTGGTAGATTTGAGTTCTACAGGCATGCAATACACAAAAGGCTATGCCAACTGGCAAATGGGAATCGTGGTGTGTTATGTCGAAGGTAAGAAAGTTACCCCTATACCTATCCCAATATCGCCTGATGGCTCTTTTATCTTTGAGGGCAAACTTTACAAATAACGAGCTGAGTCGGACTATCGACGATCACATAGAAGCATGGGAAGCCCTAGGTTTAGATTGAGCCTAAAGGCTTCCCCGTCCTTTAGGCTCGGCGGAAATATAACAGAATTGTTATCAAAATGTCTTTGCCATTACCGGTTGACCGTGAGACCGTAATCCTGTAGGCGAGAAGCTCTCGCTACAGAAGGGCTACACATGCAAATCTTGGAGAACATTCCCATCCTCCTATTCATGCTGGTTCTAGGCTATGTCGCTTATTGGAATGGCTTTAACCGTGGATTCAGGGAAGGAAAACAAAATGGCTACGCAAAAGGACTTTCTAACCGCATCCAAAATACTCGATGAATCTATTGAAGTCCTCCACGCCCGTGGACGGAAGTATGCTGATCCGGCAACTAACCACCTCCGAATTTCGCACCTCTGGAGCACGTATCTCGAAAGATATGTCAGCCCACAGCAAGTTGCGGGTTGCATGGCGCTACTCAAAATTGCACGGTCAATGGAGAGTCCAGACCATCTCGATAATTTCGTTGACGGAGCAGCGTATCTTGCCATCGCGGGTGAACTCGGCGGAATGGACTGGGAAAACTATGGCAATTATTAGAAATCAAGACGGGACCAAGTGGTGTGATTACTGCAAGGGCCAGTAT